CTCCATTAGCCATTCGTTCAGCTAATTTCATTTCAGCTACAGACTCTAATTCTTTTGTTTTTCTTCTATTTGCTGCAATAGACATTCCAGTTTTTAAAATACCTGGAACTAATTTAGCTGCTATGTTTAACCACATAATGTCCTCCTATAATTTTGATGATCTCATTTTACCAGCTAACTTACCTGCTCTAGCTGGAGTTTGTTTTGCCCATAAAGAGTCTAGCATTTGGAAACTAGCTTCTCCATAATCTTCTGTATCTAAAGCTTTCCACATATTTTTAAATTTAGATACACCACCTTCGCCAATTTGATAAACCATATTAATAATAACTTCTTTAGCAACATGATTAATTGATCTATCGCCAATAAGTCTTTCGGCAGCATCTACAGTTCTTTGAAAATCTTTTTCAAAAACTTCTTCACCCATTTCTTTTGAATATTCAACACCATGTTCATAGTTATCTTCTGGTGTTACCTTGTGTCCATAGAATATGGTATCAAAACCTTCTGAGCATTTATAAATTTTATTAACATAACCTTCACATTCTTTTACTTCTGCTTTTAATTCTTCGTACATTAGTTCTCCTTTTTAAATTTGTTGTAAGTGTAATTCTGTAGTACCAAATTTTTGAATAAAGCTTTCTGCAAAAACATTCTATTCCTAAAAGAATTTTTTCTAATATACCCATCTTCTTCTCCTAGCATTTGCATCCCTCACAAGCACATAAGCCATATTCGTCAGAATGAAACTCATCTTTACAATGACATTTATGATGACATTTCTTGCACTTTTTTGCCTTTTTTCTTTTAGGTTTTTCGATAACTAAATTTGTTATACCTTCACAAACAATATCCATATAACCAAAAAACTTTTCTAAAATTTTATCAATCATTTCTTTATTCCAATATTAATTTTTTAATTGTTTTAGAACCATCTATATTTGTTTCTAATTCTGCTTGTGATTTAATACATTTGTATTGAACATTGTTTTTGGCTTCCCTCTGAGCAATTCTTTTTCCTTTAAGACACTCAGACAAACTTGGTTGTATTCTATGT